ACTGCAGAATGATTTGAGGATTGGATACAAGGGCGTCAGCGATGAAGTGCAGCGGATGCTGGAGGAAACATCGAAGATTGTTGTAAGTCCGGCATTCCGCAAGGGTGCATTAGAGGAGTTGCGGCAGCGTGGTTTGCAACGTCTTGGAGAGGCCGCACCTGGCAGCGCAGAAGCACGCCGTGCGGCTAACACGGTGGCAGTCGCTGAGCGTGAGATTGCAGGGATTGAAACGGAGCGAAATCAACTGTTAGAGACCGCAAGGCAACGTCAGAATGCGTCCACTGACGCGCTCAAAGATCAGGTTCAGATTGCTCGCGACCGACTGGATCTGCAGCGCAATTTGACGGCTGAAGTGAAGGCAACAGCAGATCAGCAGAGGTTGGAACGTCAGATTGCCGGGTCTGTGCGTCGTAATCAGGAGCGCTTAGCGCGAGAGGAAGCGCGACAGGAACGACTCAGGCAGCGCGCCGCAGCTGCGTTTGCGCCATCAACTGTGCTGGCGTTGCCAGCTGCCGGCCAGACGGCGTTCAGAGGTGCCGTTAGCGCTGAGGGCATCGGTGGCGGCGCCCGTCGCCTTGGCGCATACGAGGTAGCTGGCACAGGTCAGGCGATCGGCGCACCGATGGCCGGATACAGCGCAGAGGCACGCGCCGGACTGGCTCAGCAGGCTGATGCCGCTAACCGCACAACCGGAGCACTGGCCAAGCTGTTTATGGAGCTTGACCGGGTACAGAAGGCAAGCAATGGCAGCATCGGCAGCCTGAACCAGCAACGTGCCGCATGGGACGCAATCAGACTAGCCGTCAACCCTGCAGCGCCAGCGTACGAAACGGCGAAGAATGCAATCAGCAAGCTAGATGATGAGATCAAGCAGCTGACGCAATCACCGAAGCAGGCGGGCAATGCAATCGCTGATCTGTTCAGCCGTATTGAGAAGTTGACGGCAGAGAGCAATGGCAGCATCAGTAGTTTGCAGCAACAGCGCGCTGCATGGTCTGAGCTGCGTAACATCGTCAACCCTGCAAGCTCTACATTCGCCAGTGCATCGGCAAAGGTAGAGCAGCTTGATGGCAAGCTGAAGGAACTTAGCGGATCAGTGGAGAAGCCACGCGGCGCGCTTGCTGGCATCTTTGCTGAGATCAAGAGGCTGGAGGGCGCCAGCAATGGCAGCATCGGCAGCCTGCAGCGTCAGCGTACGGCATGGGAAGCGTTGCGCGTAGCCGTGAACCCTGCGGCACCGGCGTACAAGACTGCGACCGATCGCATCAAGGAGCTTGATGCTGCGTTGAAGCGTCTTAACGGGACACAGGAACAGGCAGCGCGTCGTGGGATGGGACGCGAGGCGCTAGGTGGCGCCGCCGGCGCATTGGCGACCGGGGGCGGCCTGCAGTCTGCGGTGGGCGCAGCAGCTGGCACGCTCGCATTCTCAGGTGGACCTGGAGGCATCGCAGCTGGCGCAGAGCTGACTCTCGGCGCTGGATTGACCACACAAAGCGTCGCTAGTGCTCGCGAGCTTGAGGCACAGAGCAGGCGGCTGCGTGTGATGACTGATGACAGCGCTGCGCTACAAAGCCAAATTGTTGCACTTGTGCGCGAACAGAACTACCTAGCTGGATCTACAGAATCAACAGCAGCTGCATACGATGTGCTGCAAGCTGGATTCACAAAGACAAGTGACATCATTTCGATCTTAAAAGCATCAACACTCGGCGCGGTTGGTGGATTCACTGACATCACGACAGTTGCCGATGCCGCTACTTCCATCCTGAACGGATATGGATTGTCAGCGTCAGAGGCTGGCCGCATCGTTGACCAGATGAAAGCATCAACTGACGATGGCAAGATCAGCATGGAGGAATACGCGCAGCAGATCGGTAAGGTGGTTCCATCTGCTGCTGCCGCCAAACTATCTCTTGATCAGATCAATGCGGCCATTAGCGCATTAACGGCGCAAGGCGTACCTGTTGAGACAACGTTTGCAGGTATCAACCAGATGATCAAAACGATCATCAAGCCAACTAAGGAAGCTCAAGAACTTGCCAAGTCGCTGGGACTTGAGTTTAACGCTCAAGCTCTTGCCGCAAAAGGCTTAGGCGGATTCCTTGAGGATGTCGCCAAGAAGACAGGCAAAAGCTCTGATTCTCTCAGTATCCTGTTCAGCGACATTGACGGATACAAGGCAGTTGTCGGTCTACTGAACGATGACCTAAGCCGCTTCAACAAGTTCCAAGATAATCAGACGCGAGCGATTGGCAGCAGCGCGACAGCAGCTGAGAAAGCGATTGATCCGCTCAAGAGGTTTGACAATGCCTGGAAAGACTTAAACGCGACGCTCGGCAATCTGGTGTTGCCTGGATTGACCGAGGTCATCAATCAATCAAGCAAGGCAATCGGATTGATGGCGCGACTCGCAGATACTCCACTGGCGAGAGCGGGTTTACAGGTCGGTCAGTTCGCGATGACGCGGATGCTACCAGGGTCGGATTTATACATGTCAATGTTGGATAGAAACAAGTTACCGGCACCTGGCCAGGCTTTGACGGCACCTGCAGGGGGTACAATCCCTGCGCTGAAATCGCTGCTAGACCTGATCGGGGGCCAGCCTGGCACGACGCAGCGCACAGCACCAACCGCGACACCAGCTGGCCAGCGCACGCAGCCAGCTGCTGCGCGGCCTGCCGCAACACAGCCTCAAAGCGCTGCAGATAAAGAAAAGGAAGACAAGCAGCGCGCAGACGCAGAGGATCGCATCGCAAACGCACGCGAACAGCTCCTAGAGCGCCTTAGCGACCTTGAGCAGCGCATGATTCAACGGCGCAGTCAAGCGGAACGCGAGCTAGCAGATGATCGCATCAAACTTGAACAGCAGATAGCAGATGCCGCAATGGCAAGCCGCCGCCGTGCAATAGAAGCCGCCGGCGGCGATGTTGGCGTCATTGACATTCAACAGCGAATCATTGACATAAACCGTACCTATCAGGCTGCAGTGCTTGACGCACAGCGCAAATACGATGAAGAACGTAAGCAAACAGAGAAAGAGATTGAAGACTACAAAGTCAACACAGCCAAGGAGATCGGCAACGTAATCGAATCCAGCGCCGGCCGTGCTGCAGGCGTCATCGCTCGCGTCGGCAGCACTGGCCAATCCACAGGCCCCCACCTAGATGCACGATGGGTCGATGGCCGCCCCATCACCGCTGCAGACGCTGACCGATACCTACGCATCAATGGCCGTGCACCTAGCTCATTCGGCGTCACCAGCCCCTACGGCCCGCGTCAGATGTTCGGGCGATCGTTCCATGCCGGCGTAGACATCGGCGCACCGTCAGGCGCCGGAATCTCGCTGCAGGGTGGCGCGTCACTGCTCCGCAATCTTGGATTCGATCCAGCCGCTGGCAATCAGCTGGAGATCATGACCCCTCAGGGTCGGATGCGACTGCTGCACCTTCAACCCGGAGCGGCTAGGCCGTCCGGTGGTGGCCTGCAGATGCCCGACCTCTCGGCTGTCGCTGGTCAGAGCGCATCCATCACCGCGGCACTGGGGCAGCGTCGTGATGTGGCGATCCAATCAGCAGGCGTCACCGCAGCGCGTGATACAGCAGATGCCCTGGCGGCTCAAACCGCTGAGCTTGACAAGCAACGCAACACCGGCCGCGAACAGCTGGAAATGATGATATCAATGGCAGCTCTGCAGCGCCGCGGCCTGTCGCCTGCAGTAGCTGAAGCGCGACTGAACGCGCAGAAGCTCGCACAAGAGGAAAGCGACCGCCTGATCGCAGCGCGTGAGCAGCTTGCAATTCAAGCTGCAGCAACCAATGCGAGCGCTTTGCAGGTAGAGACGGCACGGCAAGGCATGACGCTGATTGATGAGCGCCTGTCGAAACAGCCTGAGATCATCGCTCAGATTGAAGCGGAAACGGCAGCGCTAGAGGTGCAGCGTTCTGCATTGGAACGCAACAAGCAACTGACCGATGGCATCGCCAGTGCAATCGGTAGCGGCATGGCGGAAGGGATGAACCTGCTGTTCAGTGGCACTGAGAATTGGGGCGCAAGCCTCAGGAAGATTGCATCAGGTGTGCTGGAGAGCATCGCAAAACAGCTGATTCAGATTCTGGTCATTGAGCAAGCCATCAGCGCCATTAAGGGCGTGCTGAATGCGCTGTCGCCTGCACCAGCCGCCGGACCAGCTGTATCAGCCAGTGGCGCCGCGTCAATCGGTGCGGCAGCTGGCAGCGTTCAGTTCGCCAATGGCGGCATCTTCGATGCAACGAACACCATCAAACCGTTTGCGATGGGCGCCATCGTGCGCAATCCGACGCTGTTCAAGTATGCCGACGGTGGAGCCTTCCAACAGGGTCTAATGGGCGAGGCCGGACCTGAGGCGATCATGCCACTGCGTCGCCTGCCAAACGGCCGTCTAGGTGTTGAGGCAATGGGCAGCACCACAGGCGCATCAGCGCCGATCACGGTCAATGTCAGCGTCGATGCAACAGGCAGCCAAGTGCAGGGCAATGCCGGCCAGGGCCAGGCGCTGGGTCGCGCTATCGCGATCGCTGTACGCCAGGAGCTGGCGAATCAGAAGCGTCCCGGCGGCTTGCTGGCGTCCTAAGATCGAATCATGGCAACGTTCACCTGGACACCATCATTTGAGGCAACAGAGAGCAGCCGCCCGAGGGCTCGGGTGGCGCGGTTCGGTGATGGATACGAACAACGCCTAAGGTTTGGCCTCAACACTGATCCGAAAGAATGGGATCTGACGTTCTCTGAACGCACCGACACTGAGCGCGATCAGATTTCAGACTTCCTAGAAGCTCGTGGAGCTGTTGAGTCATTTGACTGGACACCGCCTCGCGGCACTGCTGGTAAGTACGTCTGCGAGGATTGGCAGATCACATTGCGGGCCTGCAACTTCAATACGATACGCGCCAAGTTCCGAGAGGTATTTGAGCCGTGACGGTTCCAGTATCTGATCTGCAGGCAGTCGCTCCTAGTTCAATCATTGAGCTGTTTGAGCTGACGCTGAACGTTGAGCAGCATGGTGTCGCTGAGACGCATCGTTTCCATGCTGGCACCAGTCTCAATGCCAATGGTGAAGTCGTATGGAATGGCAATAGCTATCTGCGGTTGCCGGTTGAGATGGATGGATTTGAGTACAGCGGCAGCGGGCAACTGCCTCGTCCTAAGTTGCGTGTGAGCAATGTTATGGGCGTGATCACTGGCCTGCTGCTCACGCTCAAGACTGCGCCATCTGGTGGATTGGAGGGTGCACAGGTTACGCGCATCAGAACGCTTGCGCGTTACCTTGACGCCGTGAACTTTCCTGGAGGCATCAATCCATACGGCGGCACGCCAGACCCTACTGCGGAGTTCCCTAGAGAAATTTTTTTCATAGATAGAAAAGCCTCGGAGAATCGCGATCTGATTGAGTTTGAGCTGGCAGCTGCATTTGACCTTATGGGCGTCCGTGCGCCGAAACGGCAATGCCTAGCAGACGTATGTTCTTGGGAGTATCGCTCTGCTGAATGCGGTTATACGGGTGCTGACTATTACGACAAGAACGATCAGCCAGTAACAACCCTGGCTCAGGATGTTTGCGGCAAGCGGCTGATCAGTTGCGAAACACGATTCAACCCCTTCACTCGCATCGGATCTGTCACGAGTGGCAGCACAACGCTAACAGTGCAGGAGCCGGTGAGTGCAGCAGCTGGGACGCCGATATTCGGCCACGGCATTGCAACCGGTGCGACCGTGGCCAGCGTCAACACTGCCGGAACGATTGTCACGATGAGCGCAGCGGCAACGGCGAACATGACAGAGACGCGCACCGGCACAATACAGAGTAATCTGACGACGATTGTTGTAAGCAGCGCCAGCAACCTTGCCAAGGGAATGCCGATCAGCGGGCCAGGAATCAAAGCCGGCACGACCATCACAGGCATTGCTGGAACAACGCTGACGCTGAGCCAAGCGGCAGAAGAGAAGTACGTATTATCTGGGAGCAAAGAGGGATTGTTTTACTTGACCACAAGCGGCAACGCTATTCAGCTTACAAATCTTGACGGGATACCAACTGGCTCGCAGCTATGGGTGAAGGGTCCGGGCTTGCCTGCCAATCA